GCAGATTTGGCAACACCCAGTGGTGGTTCGTCTGGTAATCCAAAATCACTAATGTCTGATGCAACACTAACCATATTGACAAACAAGAACAACCCATTACTTAGAGCAAACTTCAAAGACTGTTACCCTTTGTCTCTTGGTGGATTGACATACAATACACAGATAACTGATACAGAACAGTTGACTGCAACTGTTACCTTCAAATACAACATCTATGAATTTGAAGTTTTATAAATAACCATGAGCAGATGATAAGGTTGACTTGAACAATCAACTTTTAGTCTCCTCTGTGAGATAATATAGAACAGCAAGTTCTAACCAATCTCTGCTCTTTTTTATTATTAGGATGTGAATATATAATGAATCTAGAAGAACTACAAAAAGAAGCCGAGAGGGATAGTCAGATTGATGACCTTTCTCTCGACATCGAATCCCTAAAAATCCCCAATCTAAAAACTAAGTGGTTGAAATACCATAGTCACTGGTCACTTCTTGTTAAGAAAACAAAAGGTGATTTGAATGTTCTTAAACTTCAAAAGACAGAATACTATGGTGGTAAAGCAACTGCTGAGGTTTACAGAGACAATCCATTTGACCATAAAGTATTGAAGGCCGATATTCCTCTTTACTTGGATGGTGATGAGGATATGAATAATCTTAGAAACAAACTTGCATACTATGAGCAATGCGTTTATGTTTGCACTGAAGTTATTACTGAACTTACATGGAGACATCAAAACATTAAGAACTCTATTGATTGGAAGAGATTTACAGAGGGAACTCTTTAATTGACTACAGTAGAAAAAAAGAATGAAGTATACCTAACAGTTGATACAGAAAGGTCAACTGCAAGGGCGATATCTGACTTTTTTACATTTGAAGTGCCAGGCGCTAAGTTTATGCCTGCATATCGTAATCGTATTTGGGATGGAAAAATACGACTGTTTTCTCCAGCAACAGGAGAGTTATATCTTGGGTTGTTGCCATACCTAATCAAATGGTTGAATGATTATGGTGACGAATATACAGTAAGTGAGGAACTAAAAGATGAAAAACAAATCGACAGACCAATACTTGATGGGTTCATTAGAAGCCTTAGACTCAGAAGTAATGGACGAACTATTAAGCCCCGTGATTACCAAGTTGATGCAGTGGAACACGCTATTAGAACCCATCGTGCTCTTCTTCTCAGTCCTACTGCTTCGGGCAAGTCACTTATAATCTATATTCTTGTGCGCTACTATATGTTGCTTCTGCAAGAGAAAGCAACAGATAAGATTCTTATTCTTGTTCCGACAACATCTCTAGTCGAACAGATGTATTCTGACTTTATTGACTATGGATGGCAAGAAGAGTATATGCAGAAGATTTACAGTGGACATGATAAGAATGTCACAAAACCAGTGGTTATTTCCACATGGCAATCTATCTACAAGTTTCCAAAGAAATACTTTGAACAGTTTGGTATGGTTGTTGGAGATGAGGCCCATCTATTCAAATCAAAATCTTTGACAACTATTATGACTAAGTTGCATTTGTGTAAATATCGTTTTGGTTTGACAGGAACACTTGATGGTATGCAAACACACAGATTGGTGTTAGAAGGGCTTTTTGGTTCACTAAATAAAGTCATTACTACCAAAGAGTTGATTGACAAAAAGACACTTGCAGAATTTAAGATTAAATCTCTTGTATTGACATATCCAGAACATGAGTGTAAAATTGTGAAGGATATGAACTATCAAGACGAAATTGACTTTATTGTAACTCATCCAAAAAGAAATGAATTTATCAGAGACTTGGCTCTGACACTTAAAGGTAACACGCTGGTTTTATTCCAGTTTGTAGAAAAACATGGAGATGTTCTCTATTCGCAAATCAAAGATGCAACAGATAGACAAGTATTCTATGTGTTCGGTGGAACAGACACAACCACTCGTGAAGAGATTAGGGCGATCACGGAAAAGGAAAAGGACGCTATCATTGTTGCGTCTTATGGCACTTTCTCTACTGGCATTAACATTCGTAATCTCCATAACATCGTGTTCTCAAGTCCAAGTAAGTCCAGAGTTAGGACACTGCAATCAATTGGGCGTGGATTGCGTAGGTCTGAAAGTAAAGATGCCGCAATCCTCTTCGACATTGCAGATGATCTTACATACAAATCAAGGAAGAACTTCACTATCAACCACTTTCTAGAGCGAATAAATATCTATAATGAAGAACAGTTTGATTATGAGATAAAAAGGATAAAACTCAAATGACTCAAGAGAACGCAAAAATATTGAAATTAGTAAGCGGTGAAGAGATCATTTGTAATGTAGTGAATAACTCTGATAAATCTTATGTCAGTGTAATTCAACCAATGAAATTAAATTCTTATCCTAGAGCCACCAGTAATGGTATTGAGGAAGCACTATCTCTGCAAAGATGGATACACTTTGCTGAGACTGATACCTATGATGTTGAAAAGTCACAGGTTGTAGTTCTCACTGAGGCCTCTTATGGATTAACAAAGTTTTACCAGTATTGTGTTAAAAAAGCAAAGTGGGAAGAAGATGGCATTTTAGAATCTCCATCTAATGTTGACTTACAGGAGATAGAATCAGATGAATGGGATGAAGAGTTTGGTGAACCAGATTCTAAACTAGTTCATTAGATCTATTCATTCTCAAACCCAGCATAGCTGTTATACCCCTTTGTCAAGGGCTTGTCAATAAGTTTTTGAAAATAAAATTACTTCTTGACAAACGAATCAAGATATAGTATGATGTATCAATAAGTTGCAATAGAAGCAACAAAATATGTGGAGTTATTATGACTAAAAAACAAAAAGGAGCGCATTATGTCAATAATGCAGAATTCCTAGAAGCAATGAAAGAATGGAAAGATCGTTGCAAAGATGCAGAGGAACTAGGTGATCCACAACCACCAGTGACTAATTATATCGGCGAATGCTTCTTAAAAATTGCAAACCATCTTTCTTACCGACCAAATTTTATCAATTACACCTATAGAGATGAAATGATTTCTGATGGTATTGAGAACTGTCTGCAATATGCACACAATTTCAATCCAGAAAAATCAAAGAATCCTTTTGCGTATTTTACACAAATCATTTACTATGCTTTCTTGCGTAGAATTCAGAAAGAAAAGAAACAGCAACATATTCGTCACAAGGTGATAGAGAATATGAGTATTGATTCTCTTGCAATAGGTGAGGATATGGAACAAGCACAGTTTGTTGAGTATCTTCAAAAGAACTTCCTACCAGATGAGGCAGTTTACAAACCTAAGAAGAAAAAGAAGAGTGAACCAAAAGGACTTGAAAAATTTTATGATGATGAAGGTGAAGAGATAGATGAAGATAGCGCTGATAACTGATACTCACTTTGGCGCCCGTAACGATAACCTAGCATTCAACGACTATTTCTACAAGTTTTGGGAAGAGACTTTCTTTCCTTATATTGAAGAACATGGTATTGATACGGTTATTCACTTGGGTGATGTTATGGACAGACGCAAGTTTGTATCCTATAAGATTGCCAAAGATTTTCGTGAGCGGTTTGTCCAAAGGTTTGTAGATTTAGGGGTTACTGTCCATATGATGGTTGGTAATCACGACACATTCTACAAGAACACAAACGATGTCAACTCTCTATCAGAATTGGTAGAGGGTAGATTCCCTAGTCTTTATGTTTACCCAGAAGCAACAACGGTAGAGTTTGATGGAACACCCATCTGTTTCTTGCCGTGGATTTGTTCTGATAACTATGCACACACAATGAACCATATCAAAGAAACCAAAGCACAAGTTGCAATGGGGCATTTGGAAATCAATGGTTTTGAGATGCACGCTGGACATTTCTCAGAGAGTGGTTACGACAAAGGGTTTCTAAACAAGTTTGATACTGTATTCAGTGGACACTTTCATAAGAAGTCTGATGATGGCCATGTCTATTACTTGGGTAACACCTATCAGATGACATGGAGTGACAACGGTTGTCCAAAAGGTTTCCATATCTTTGATACAGACACAAGGGAACTAGAACGGATTGTTAATCCATTCACAATCTTTGAAAAGGTTTATTATGATGACTCTAATGGTAGTTATGATACCTTTGATGTCTTGACATTGAAGGAAAAGTATGTTAAGATTGTAGTTGTTAATAAAAAAGACTTTTATCAGTTCGATAGGTTCATCGACAGAGTTCTAAATGAATCTGGTGCCCATGAGGTAAAGATTGTTGAGGACTTTAGTGAACTTGATGCAGAGAATGTTGACGATGCAATTATTGAGAATGCAGAGGATAACATGACTTTGATTGAGCGTTACATTGATGAACTTGATGTTGACTTGGATAAGAAACGACTAACTAATATGATGAAATCGTTATATGTAGAAGCGAGTGATTTAGAATTATGAGAAATCCTTGGAAAAAATTGATGAGCAATGTAATATTGTCTGCAAAATATGGTGCTGCTGGTGCAAGAACAGCTACATTATTAAAACAAGCTGGGTATACTACAGAAGAAGTAAATAATCGTATTAGTAATAATTATTCAGGCAATAAGGATGTTGAAATTGACCATTTATTTTTAGAAAAATTATTTTTTGAACAAAATGGAAGATGTGCATATCTAAAAACAATTATTGACCCTATGGATGTTTTCATTCCTAACCATCCACTTGCACCTTCTGTAGATAGAATAGACAACTCATTAGGTTATATACGAGACAATGTTGTTATTGCAACAAGATTTGCAAACAGAGGAAAAGAAACAGCAGAGGATATTTGGTTTAGAACTCATTGTGTTCCTAGACTTGCTGACGGTTTAGTGAATAATAGTATACTACCTAATTTGGAGAATTTTTGAATTGATTACCTTTAAGTATGTGCGTTGGAAGAACTTTCTTTCGACAGGAAACCAATTTACAGAGATACAGTTGGATAGAAGTCCAACTACACTAATCATAGGCGAAAACGGAGCAGGGAAATCAACAATCCTTGATGCGCTCTGTTTTGGTCTCTTCAATAAACCCTTTCGTAATATCTCTAAAGGACAACTTGTAAACTCAGTCAACGGTGGTGCTGCTATGGTTGAAGTTGAGTTCATTGTTGGTGGAAAAGAGGTTAAAGTGTGTCGTGGCATAAAACCCAACAAGTTTGAAGTATATGTTGGTGGTAACATGATTAACCAAGATGCAAATGCAAGGGATTATCAGAAGCATCTAGAACAACAGATTTTGGGTTTGAACTATCGTTCTTTCACACAGGTTGTTATTCTAGGTTCTTCTACCTTTGTTCCTTTTATGCAATTGTCTACAAAGGCACGCCGTGAGGTTGTTGAAGATATTCTAGATATCAAAGTATTC